AATCCTAATGATATGTGGCGCGGGATGTCACCGCTCGAAGCGGCGGCGGTATCAGTTGATATCGATAACCAGAAGAAATCCTACACATTCAACTTCTTCAAGAACTGGGCAGTCCCCCCGGTAGCATTTAAGTTGCCTTACGATAAGACCACCGGAAAGGGAGTCACCTGGGACGGGAAGAAGTGGAAGAAGTTCAAACGGCAATGGCAGAGGATCCACGGCGGCCCGGAGAAAGCCGGAGGGATGGCATTACTTGAGGGCGGTCTGGAGATAGAGAATATCGGGTTCAGTCCGAAAGAGTTCTTTTATCTACTGAAAGATAAGCCGTCCATTGAAGAGTTGGCCGCGATATTTGGAGTACCAGTTTATAAGCTAACCGGAGAGGGCACGGACCGGCGTAACGCTGACCAGGATGATTATGCGTGGCTTAAAGATACCATCAAGCCGATCCTGATGAATATCGAGCAGAAGATCAATGAACAGATCATGCCGATATATGACCCCAATATCTTTTATGCCTTCCCCAATATTGTCCCTACCGATAAAGAATTTCAGCTGAAAGAGAACACCGCACTTATCCATATAGCCAAGACAGTGAACGAGATACGAGAAGAGATGGGTAAGGACGCGGTAGAGGGGGGAGATGAATTGTATCGGCCAACTAACCTACAAGAATTAAACCAAGCGACCCCGCCCCGCCCGGATGGGGGGCAGGGGCCAACACCCGATGACGAGAAGGTAGTAACTAACCAGGAGATGAAGCAGTACGCTAAACAACTGGCCGCCCGGCTGGTAAAGAAGAAAGCGGACGCGACAAAGACCTGGCAGGAAGATTTGGCGGAAGGTTATAACGATCAATTAACTAAAGTATTGGTAGAGAGCAAGGTTAAGTTCTACCGGGAAGTTATCGCTCGGATGAGTAACAATCCGGGGGGCAATCCGGCCGCATGGATAGGCAGCGGGACGGCATTAAAAACATGGCTGTACGATGAAAGCGCGCCGTTGGTAAAATTATATGAAGAAGCTGCACAGGAGGGGATATATCGGGTTGAACAAAAGTTACTAACCGAAGAGGCAACCGGGAAGGGAGTAGAGAGAGAAAATAAGGCGCTCGGAGCGGATAGTTTGCCTTCGGATGAAGTAAATCCCATAGCGATATTCGACATTGATAACCCGGAGGCGCAAGCACAGATAAGAAAAATCCGGCAAGGATTCTCGGTATATCCGATTGATACTGATATCAAGCAGTTGCAGGATAGCCTGGCGACGGGCATGGAGGCCGGGGAGAGTATGGGTGATTTGAAGGTAAGAGTTGGTAGGAGCTTCGGATTGTTGCAAGAAACCCCGGAGGGAGAGTTCAGGCTTGTACCAAGCGAATCATACAAGGCCAACAGGATAGCCAGGACAGAGACATTGAGGGCGTCGAACTGGGGCGCGTTAGAGGGTTGGAAGCAGAGTGATGTTGTAAAAGGTAAACAGTGGATCAACGGCCCGTCCCCCTGCGAGTTCTGTGAAACGATGGAGGGGCAGGTAGCGGATATCAATGCTAACTTCTTCGATGAGGGCGATGTAGTAACGGGCAAAGATGGCGGGGAGATGACCTTGGATTATAGCGATACTCCCGCGCCGCCAATCCATCCCTCGTGTGTTTGCACACTCATCCCGATAACCTATTCCGTCGCAGAAGCGAAAGAACGTAACGCCCCACTATTCAGACTTATAAATTAAAATGCCGAGGAGATGTAACAATGATGGAGAAATATGACAGCAGGACTGATACGCAGAACCACATAGGAATGGTTAAAGTAATTACTGGGGCACTATCGTCTGAATTATATAATCGTGGAATAATTCATGATGAAAGTAAATTATCTGACCCAGAGAAGGAAACTTTTGACAGGGTTACTCCGCTATTGAAATCACTGACGTATGGAAGCGGGGATTATAAAGCTGCCCTAGAAAGTATGGGAGATGCTTTGGAACATCACTATAAGAACAATCGCCACCACCCAGAACATTTTAAGAGGGGGATATCGGGGATGAACATTGTTGACCTGGTGGAAATGTTTTGTGATTGGTGTGCGGCGACGGAAAGACATGATGATGGTTCTATCGGAAGATCCATAAGTCAACAGGCTTGTAGATTTAAATTTGGACCAGTACTGGCGAATATCTTTTTAAATACGGCAACTGATTTTAATATAGGAAAGAACCATGAATCAACTAACCAAGATTATTTTCGAGAGGAGATAAGCAAGGGAGGCAAAGCATGAAGAAAATAAAAGATTTAATGACACAGCGAGTAAAGTTAGCTGACGTATATCCGGGCAAAGCAAAAGAACTGGGACTGGGTAAAGATGTGGAGTTCGTGAGAAAGTTCTTCGTGGCGAAGTCGCTTGAGTATGTTGAAGCTGATGATGCTCTTGTTGGAGTAATATCGACCGCGACAATGGATCGGGACAATGAAATACTTGACCCGAATGGCGCGGACCTCTCCGATTATAATAATAATAGGACAGTATTATGGGCGCACAGTTATGGCGAGCTGCCGGTCGGAACGAATATGTGGATTAAGATCAAGAAAGGTGTTGGCCTGGTAGCGGCTACTATATTCGCCCCGAAGCCAAAAGAGTACCGGGGGGATTGGTTCCCGGATACCGTAAAGCACATGATGCAGACGGGACACCTCCGGGCGTTTTCAGTTGGCTTCGTGCCGTTGGAGGTAGAGGAGCCAGAAGAAAAGGAAGGGGATAATTATCTCACCAAACTCAGACGGACATATACAAAATGGTTACTGCTGGAATATTCAATCGTCCCGGTACCAAGCAATCCCGATGCTTTAATGGCAATGGTAAAGAGCGGAGAGATCCATGACCTGAAGATGGTCGAGGATATGGGAATCAATAAAAAGCAGATCGGCATAAATAAGGGAGAGGAGAAAGTGAAAGAGAAGTTATACCTAGAGAAGTCCGCAGCGGTTAAAGATACCGATAAGACCCTGGTACTTGAAGCCGGGATTGAGTTGGTATATGGTATGGGGACTGATGGCGATGCAGAGGTCAGAGGATTGCTATTTGACCCGGAGCGATTCGACGAGAAGAGCGCGGGCGAATGGTACGCCGGGCATAAATACATTGAGGAGATCGTGGGAGACGAAGCGATCAAGGGCGATGATGGGATGCCGACCAACGAGGCATTACATGATTTATACGTCCGGACGATGGTATTGACCCGTAAGGGCACCCTGGGCGATGCAATGAAAGCAGGTCAATATAATTGTGAATGTATCAGCTGTGGGCATACATTATCGAGTGATGAACATTGTGCAAATATCACCTGCCCTGAATGTGGTGGAGAGATGAGAAGGCTTGAACGTCCGGGGCCGGGTAAGGATGGTGAGGATTCATCCAAGAATAAAGGCACGTTAGGCGCTGCCTCCGGGGCTATCCCTCCAGTAGTGGGAGATGATAAGGATGGGGATGATAAAGGGCCAGGAGAGGCCGATAAGGACGATGAAGGCGACAAAGGAGAGGATGATGATGAAGGAGAGGGAAGTACCGACGATAGCTCAGATAATGCCGCTGGGTCCGGGGATGGTGATCAATCCGCCCCAGAGAAAGATAACGCCGGAGGAGAAGATACTGGTGACGGTGACGGCGGCGATAACAACGATTCTGGCGAAGGTGACGGGAGTGGTGATGAAGCTGGCGGGGATAGCGGAGACGGAGGCGAAGATAATGAAGGCGGAGAGGATATCCAGGGAGAAGAAGATCCTGACGATAACACGGAAGTATCTGGTGGCGAAGCTGAATCGGAGGGAGATGAGGAAGGAACAGGCGATGCTAATGATGGCGAAACTGGACCGGGCGGAACGGATGATGATGCTACTGGGAACCCCGATTCTGACAACGCTGGAGATGGAGATGGCGACGGCGGTGGAAGCGATGAGGATAATACAGATGGTGATGCCGACGATAAGCCCGAGTTCGACGCCGAAGGCGAAGAGATCTTCGAGATCGTAACGGATGCCGGAAAGCCGGTCGCAAGGAAGGATTTGAAAAATCTTTTATCTGAACTATTATCCGAGAAGCTGTTCAATGGGGTGATGGAGAAAGCATTCAAGGATACCCTGGAGGATCAGTTAATTAAGATGCTGGAGGCTGCCGGACTGGTTGCGAAAGAAAAAAAGAAAAAGATTATTGACAAAAAGAAAGATAGTGGTACCTTTAGTTTAAGTGACCCCGAGTTCGCTGACGAAGAAGAAGCAATGAAATGGCTGACCGAGACAGATGAAGGCCAGAAGTTCATGCTTGAAATCTACGCAAAGGAAGCGGGCCGGGTAACTTAGTTTAACCCAACCTCCGTTGGAGATATCAGTTCCGAAAGGGGCAGAGATATTAGACGGGAACAATCGTTTAATGTTTTATAACCATAGGAGGTTA